ACTAGCGTTAGCCAGCGTTGCCCCACCTGCTGTATAACCTGTTCCCACAACTTCATTTGCAGAAACATCAGCCCAAGTATTATTATCTGCGTCAAAAGAGTGATTACTATCTAATAGGGCTATCTTTAAAGTATCTACTTCTATATCAACTATCTTATTGGCTAAATTTGCCTTGAGTTTGTTATATATGCCAGAAGCCATTTATTATCCCCAAATTTCAAACCCATCTATTTTTATAATCGTTTGTAACCCCGATTTAATAGTTATAGAGGGTGTCCATTTTATTTTTAAAGTTCCTACTTCGTTTTTTTTCAACTCTTTAGGAAATTCAACTACTTGTACTTCTTCTTTTTCTATTTTAAATTTTAAGTCAGTTAATTCTGAATCAGTATTATTTAATACATAATAAATATACTCTTTTGTTTCTCCAGCTAAAACAGTACCCAAATCTAGAGTATTTGTTAGTTCTTGTTTTAGGTCTTTATCTTTAAATAGTTTCATTATTTATCTTCACCTTCATCTAATAATTTATTTATTAATTTTGTTTGTTTTTCTTTTAATTTTAAATTTATAATTTCCATAGAAGTAGAAGCTTTTTCTAATTTATCAGTTTCTTTCTTTTTTGCCAATGCTTCTTCAACTACTGAAAAAACTATTTCTTCTAATAATGCTCTATCTACAGAACCTTTCTTAACCCATTTATCTCCATCTTTCTTATAAGTCTTTTTAACAACTGACCAAGCTACTTTTCTAGCGTAATCTTCTCCATTAGGTAAACTCTTATTAAATACTTTTCTCCAAAGAGTTTGACCTGCTGGAGGTAATACTTTTACGCTTTTAGGTAAATCTTTATTTTTCTTATAAGGTGCTTCTTCATATCCTGCATTATCATAATTCTTTTTTTCTATACTTCTTTTATCACCAGGTTTACCTTCATCTTCAGTAGGGTCGTTATCTTCATCTCTGTTATCTTCATGTTGTTCTTGATTCTGTACTAAATGTGGGTACATTAATTCTTCTGTACCATCAGCAAATTCTTTAGCCCTTCTCTTTTTCTCAACATCAAAATAAACATCTTCACCACAAATATCTATATAAGTTTCTATAGAAATAGCACCTCTATCATACATACTTCTAAAGTGGTCTCTCATATCTTTATCTATAAATTGTTTAACAGGAGTAGAAAAAATATTTATTTTTTTAGCAAAATATTTCTTATGAGAACTTTTATTTAAATCAATAACAGTTTTAATAACATCTGTCATCAATAATTTAAAATCTTCAATACCTCTTTTTACTTCTGACATAAGAGGTTTAGGATTAAGAATAGCTTCTTTTCTTGAAGTAGCAGTTCCTTCAACTATTTCAATAAGCCCCAAACCAGCTAAAATCCTTTTTTCTATAGGAGAATACAAAGCTTGGTTTATAGCTCTACTATATTCAGGAATAATGTGTTGTATTTCAGTATCAAAGTTAGTAATATATTTAGTTGTTCCTGCTTCATTTTTAGATTTTGTTATAATACTCTCAAAATCTTCTTTTGCTTTTTCTAAATCTTTTTCACTATAAATAAATTCAGGTTGTCCTTTTAAAGCAAGCTGTTCACTTCCTTTTTTCATCATCAATAAATACTCTAAAGCTTTACCAACAATCTTTTCACCTTTACTGTTTATTAAATCAAGCATTTTTAAATTTTTCCAAACACCTCTTTGAAAAAGAAAAGGAGTTGGATATAAAGTACTCCAACTAGAAAAAGGTTTTTGTATAAAAATTTCTTCGTCTTTACTTGCTGGTAAACTTTTTATTTTATCATCACTTAATTTTATACCATATTTTTCTTCACCTATAACTCTAGTTTCTGATTTATCTTCCACAGAAATATTTTGTCCATCTATAAACCACATTTTTGTTGGTATTATTATACCATCAACTTTTTCCCATTTTGACCTTAATAACAATAAAGAACTTCCTTTCCATCTTTCTCTAAAATACTCTTTTGCTAAAGATGTTATTCCTGTAGGAATTTTCCCCATTAAATCTTTATTGATATTATTTATCCATAAACTTAATTTCTTTGTTAATCTAGGATTATCAGTCTCAATACTATATTTTACTAATGCATTATTAATCATAAAATCTAAAGTAGAATTAACTATACCTGATACATCACTTAATAAAACATCTTTTAAATTAATCATTTGAGTTGGAAAATCAGTTGGTACTGAAATTTCCTCAGTTGAATAAAGAGATAACATATCCCATAGCCATTTAACCATAGGATTTAGTGAAGAACGATTGTTTGGATTCATTTTTTATATTCCCGATTTACAGAATTTTTTTGTTCTAATAGGATTAGCATTAGAAAACTCATTGTTCCATTCAGCAATAGCGAATACTTTCCAAGCAGAAAACAAATGGTCACCACTTTGAGTTACACATTGATATATAACCCTATTTCCACTTTGTACTGCAATTACAGAATTAAATTCTCTATCAAATTTATAATCTAAAGGTATCTCTATTTTACCTTCCTCATAAAGTAAATCTTTTAATCTTTTAACCGCCCAATTATTAACATGTTCTTCTCTATGTTTAGGCAATCCATTTTCAAACACAACATTACCATCATCATCTTTTTCAAACCCAACTCTTATTTTTTCATTAAACCCACACCAACAAAGATTTTCTTTAGGGAACGATTCAGCTAAAGACCTAAAAATAGCTCTACCTGTTCCATCTGTAGTATCTAATCCTGTATAAGTAATTCCTAGCTTCTTTATAAGCCAGTAAAATACTTTATATTGTTCTTTATCTGTTAAACCATATAAAGTAATATTATAAGTATATTTATAAGTCTCATTAACTTTAAAAAATATAACTATTTCAGTAGGAGCAGTTTCTCCAATATCAGCACACATATAAGATACACTTGCTTGTTTAACTGGCTCTACTATTAATAAATCTTTAAAAGAAGCAAAGTTTTCTTTTTTTATTTCAAAGAACTTAATTCTTTTATTTTCATTATAATTTCTTTTAACTCTAGTCATATCAAAAACGGAGATGCCTTCTTCAATAACCTCTCCCTTAACAAAAACTCTAAAGGTCAGCGAACCTTCACCCCCATGTTCTTTTTTAGCTTGTTCATTTTTACTATCATCAAACTTGGGGTTTATATATTGAGGCAAATTAACTACCCAAGGTGCTTTACTTAAAGAGTAAAAAACCTTTCCAGCAGGACTATATTTAGTAAAGTTAGTCATACCAGAAGAACGAATTACGCAACCATCTTCATCAACACTATCTTGCCTTTTCTTGTAAACTTCTTCTGTCTCAAAGCTTGCTTCTTCCAAATAAAGTCTTTTAAAATGTTTTTGGAAGAATCCTGCACCTGGCTTTGGACTCTGAAGATTCATATTAATGCTATCTAAAAGATAACCATTTCTTAAAAATATATTATAATTAGGACTTCTTTTAATATTAGCTTTATATAATTTTAAAAAAGGATGATTACGAAGCCCAACTATTACTTTCTCTAGGATACCCCTTATATGAAGAGCATCAAGCGAACTAAAACCCACATGTTCGTTTTCTAAACAAACCATAGAAGCAACTAAATCAAGGGTTTCTACAACTAAACTCTTTCCAAAGTTTCTTCCTCCAAAACAATAAAGAGTTCCTGCTCCTTCACGAAGTTGAAAATTCTGTCTATCATTAAGTTTAGGGTCAATACCTATCATATACTCAAAGGAGAGCAAAGGAATTTGCCCTAATCTAATCTCTCCAAATTCTTCTTCATTGAAATCAGCTAGATTGTCAAAATTATTGAACAGAGATTCAACTAAAGCAGGAGTATAATAGAAAGTTTCCATAAACTCTAATTCTTCTTCTGTTATACTTGTAATCATTTGTAATATATACAAAAGTATATATTATTTTGGGGAATCAGTTTCTAGGGGGTTATCCTCTTTAACTTGAGTTTTAATTGGAGGGAGCTTTGAAAGTAACCAGTCAACATAATGTGGACTAGTTTCTAGGATAAGAGCTATATCCTCTTTAGTAATCTTACCTTGGGATAACAGCTTAATGAGATGAGTATTATGCAAAATTCTATCCTTGAAGAAAGGATGTTTTTGCGCATCATATTTATCAGTTCTAATCTTAAACAGAATCATCTTCCCACAATGTGGGCATATTGCTGTTCTAGAACCTTGATTCTTTTCTCGCCATACTTTAAATTTCTTTTTAAGAGTATCTAAAGCTTTATAAGCATCAGATTTATTAAGGTCATCTTTAATTTTAGATAGTCCTAATCTGTCTTTTAAATTGCTTATTTCCTTGATATTATCATGAATACTTTTTATTAACTTATCACTAATATATTCTTTAGCTTTAGATTTGGCATTTATTGTTTCTTGTAAGCGTAAATTTAAAACTTCTAAATATATTAATTGTTTTAAAGTATTTATATCAGATATATTTTCTATAGTATAATCTTCTAAATACTTCTTTTGGAATTTTTTAGCTAATTTCTTTTCTTTTTTATCTAAAAAGAGATTTGTTATATCATCATCATCTTCATTACCTTCAACTCTTTTTATAATCTCTTCATCAGATAAACCTTTGTATTGAGCTAAATTTCGTAGTTTTTTTAAATCTACCATTTATTTATTATTCTTTTTAGTAATATATTCCAAGTTACTCTTAATTTAAATAGTAAACTATCAGATGTATGCCACACTAAACTTAAAACACTATTATATTTACGATTCTTTTTCATTTTTAT